AGAAATGATATTTCAAAGACTTCCTAGCTTGCCTTGTTTTAGATCATTAGTAACAGGAAATTTGGTTGTTGGAACTCCTGATTATGTAATACCATCAGCAAGGATGATAAGACAACTTTCTGTAACAGCTTCAAGCTCTGTTTCTTTTCTTGATCACAGGGTAGATTCTTATATTCGTGACTATTGGCCAAATGCAACACTTACAGGAACACCAGAGTTTTACAGCACAAAGTTGGCAGGGACTGCTGGTATAACTGTAACTTTGGCACCAACACCATCTGCTACTTTAAGTTATCAAGCTGACATAGTAGCCCCAGAAACAGGATTATCTACAGGTAATGCAAACAGTTGGATCGGCGATAACGCTGAAGCTGTTTTGCTTGCTGCAGCACTTTATGAAAGTTCTGCTTTCCTTAAAGCTCAAGAAACGCTAAGTTTATACAAGGCTCAGTTTGATGAAGCTGTTGCATTGTTCCAGCAGGAGATGGGCAGAAACTACACAGCCGAATATAATGGAGGCATTTAATGGCTATATCACAAGCAATGTGTACATCGTTCAAAGCTGAAATATTGGATGAACAACACGACCTAGCAGCAGATACTTTAAAAATTGCACTTTATACAAGCTCTGCAAGTTTGGGTGCAACAACTACTGCATATGCAACAACCAACGAAGTAAGTGGTTCGGGGTATACTGCTGGGGGCGAAGCTCTGGCAAATAAAACAGTTTCAACAAGTGGCACCACAGCGTTCTTTGATTGCGATGATCCCACTTGGACAAGTGCTTCTTTTACAGCCAGAGGTGCTTTGATATATAATGACACCAATGGCGACAAAGCGATAGCTGTTTTAGATTTCGGAGGAGACTTTGCAGTTTCATCAGGAACGTTTCAAATAGTTTTCCCTGCAGCTGGGGCGAATGCGATTATAAGGATAGCATAAAATGACGAGCACCTATGTAAACGATCTTAGATTAAATGAGCTGGGTACTGGGGATGGTTCGGGTACTTGGGGAACAACAACAAATACCAATCTTGAGTTAATAGGGGAAGCATTAAGTTTTGGCACAGAAGGCATAACAACAAATGCCGATACTCATACCACCACAGTAGCAGATGGTGCGAGTGATGCTGGCAGAGCTATGTATATAAAGTATACTGGGACTTTAGATAGTGCTTGCACAATAACAATTGGCCCAAACACAATGAGTCGTGTTCACTTTATTGAGAATGGCACATCAGGTTCTCAAAATATAATTATCAGCCAAGGTTCTGGCGCTAACATAACAATACCTCCTGGAGATGTTAAGGTAGTTTATCTTGATGGCGCAGGTTCTGGTGCAGCAGTTGTTGATGCTTTTGCATCTTTAAATGTTGTAGATTTAAAAGTTCAAGATGATTTAACTCTTAGCTCAGATAGCGCAGTCGTAGCATTTGGTGTTGATGGTGATACTACACTTACGCACACTGATGGAACTGGCCTGACTTTAAACAGCACAAACAAACTTTGTTTTAATGATGCAAGCCAATTCATACAAGGTGCTAGTGCTACAGTTCTTGATATTGCGGCAACAGATACTATAGAGTTAACTGCGACTACGACTGCCATTGTTGGCAATCAAACTGTTTCCGGAACCATTGTATCAACTGGTAAGATAACTTCTGATGCAGGAATAGATATTGATAACTTTAATATTGATGGCACAACTATAGCTTTATCGTCTGGAGACATGACTTTAGATGGAGCGGCAGATATTATTTTAGATGCTGCTGGCGATGAAGTTATATTTAAAGATGGATCTACTAATGTCGGTCATGTTTCTATGAATAGTGATAATTTAACCATAAAATCTTTAGTCTCTGATAAAGACATGATTTTCCAAGGCAATGATGGTGGTTCTGGAATAACAGCCCTCACCCTTGATATGTCTGCTGCAGGTGCGGCAACATTCAATAACGATGTTACTGCGTTCTCTGATAAACGATTGAAGACTGATGTAACAGATATAGAAAATGCTCTTGAGAAAGTACAGCAGATGCAGGGCGTTTATTACAGAAGAAATGACGTAGAAAATGCCAAGATGCAAGTTGGTGTCCTCGCACAGGACATGGAAAAAATACTACCTGAAGTAGTCCTGACTGCTGATGATGAGATGCAGACTAAGTCGGTTGACTATGGAAAGATAACATCTGTTCTGATTGAAGCAGTCAAAGAACTTTCAGCAAAAGTTAAGGAACTAGAAGGGAAGTAAAGTATGGCACTACCATCAGCAGGCAACCCAATATCTTTACAGCAAGTAAACGTAGAACTTAGCAACACAGCAACAGCCGCGATTAATATGGGTGGTTCTGATGTGCGCGGTTTATTTGGTATTTCTTCTGGTGCTATTGATATGTCTGATGGGTATGGTAAATCTGCTTTTAACACAACAGGCGGGACAAAAACCACATCTGGTGATTACACAATTCACACATTTACGTCTTCAGCGAACTTTGTTGTTTCTGGTGGAAACAAGGCAATGGAATATCTCGTGATTGGTGGTGGTGGCGGAGGTGGCTCTCGTTTTGGTGGGGGCGGCGGTGCAGGTTCCTATAGGTCAATTTCTTCCACTACTGTAAACGCAGGGACTTATTCTGTGGTTATCGGAGCTGGTGGTGCTGGTGGAGCTAGGAGTGGCGGAGCTGGAACTTCTGGTGCTGACGATGGTTCAACAGGAGTAGCCAGTTCCTTCAATTCAATATCTTCTACAGGCGGAGGCGGCGGTGGTGCGGGTGATGCTCGTAATGGTATATCTGGTGGCTCTGGTGGTGGTGGCGCAGGTCGTTTCTCCAGCAGTGGCGGCGGTCGAGTATCAGGCCAAGGTAACGTAGGTGGCGGTTCAAATGGTGGTGCAGGTAACTACTACGGTGGTGGTGGTGGTGGAGCTGGTGGCGCTGGTACAGCGGGTTCCAATAGTGTTGGTCCTGGTGGCGCAGGACTAGCTTCAAGCATTAACGGTTCATCTGTAACTAGAGCTGGTGGCGGTGGTGGAGGCAACTACGGTGGTGGTGCTGGCGCACAATCTACAACTCGTTCCGCTGGTGGCTCTGGTGGTGGTGGCCGAGGTGGTGCTAACGGCTCAGAAAACACAGAAGCAGGTACTGTAAACACAGGTAGTGGTGGCGGTGGTGGTGCGGCTACACTAGCAAACGGCACTCAGAACGGTTCTGGGGGCAGTGGTGGTTCTGGTGTTGTTATAATTCGTTATCTTACTTAAAGGAACAATCGAATGGCACATTACGCAAACGTAATTGATGGTATTGTGGAAAGTGTAATAGTCGCTGAAGCAGATTATATCGAGACGCTCGAAGGCACTTGGATTCAGACATCTTATAACACCGAAGCAGGTGTTCACTCTCTTGGCGGCACTCCTTTGCGTAAAAATTACGCAGGTATCGGTTATGTATATGATTCTGGAAGAGATGCGTTTTATTTGCCTCAGCCTTATGCAAGTTGGACTTTGAATGAAAGTAGCTGTTTGTGGGAGTCACCAATCGCATATCCTGAAGACACAGAAAAAGAATATGATTGGGATGAAGATGCTTACCAAGCAGATAATAACTCTGGATGGGTAGCTGTAGAATGAAAGACATACACACAGACATAGCAATTATCGGCGGCGGCATTACTGCTCCACTTTGGGTTAATGCTTTAACAGGTTGGTTTGCACTGGGAACTGCTGCTGTTTCTTTTGTTGTAGTTTGTGCCAGAGCTTATTTTATGTATCGGAAGCACAATGATAGCTGAAACCCTTGCGGGTATTGCTCTGGTCAAGTCTGCGGTTGATGGCATTAAGTCTGCTATCGGTACAGCCAATGATATTGGGGAGATAGCAGGGCACATAGACAACTTGTTTCTTGGTGAACAACAGGCTCAGAAGGCTCGCAACAAGAAGTCGGGCGTAAATCAATTTAACGTCAACACTGTAGCTAGAGAAACGATAGATGCAAAACTGGCGGCAGAAAAACTTTATGAAGTATCTGTTATGGTTGACCAGCGTTTTGGTCATGGAACTTGGTCTGGTATTGTTACTGAACGTGCTAGGCGTATACAGGAAGCCAAAGAAGAGGTGAAACAAGCAAGGATAGAACAGAATCGCAAGAACCACGAAATGATGGAAGTTGCCAAGACCATTGGCATATCCCTTATGGCTATAATTTTTGTAGTTTCGTGTATTACCTTGTCAATAATGTTTGCGAGTCCATAATGTTTACTGCTGTTCTAATAATATGCGCACCACTACTTGGAGATGAGTGTATTGAAATAGTAGATGCCAAAGGACCATATGATAGACAGGCAGAGTGCATTGAGCGTGTGCTACAAATGTTTCAAGACACACAGCTTTTATTCCCTGCCCCATATAAGTCAGTTTCTTATAAATGCGAGAACAAATACAAGAGAGCTTAATGACGCAAAAAAAGTTGCAAAAAGATAGTTCTTATTCAAAGTTTGACACCAATGGCGATAATGTCCTTTGTGATGAAGAGCTCTCTATGGCGTTAGAGTTCAAAAGAAAAGAACTTGAAGATGCAGATGCTCGCCGTGACTCAATGCGCTATATGACTTGGTTTGCTTTGTTTGGAACTTTAAATTATCCAGCGGCTATTTTAATTACAGCTATGCTTGGATATGATAGTGCGGCAACTATAATAGGTAATATTGCACCTACTTATTTTGTAGCCAACTCTGCTCTTGTTGCTGCTTATTTTGGAGCTAACGCATACGTCGATAGAAAGTCAAAACAATGATACAAGCATTGATTGGTCCTATAGCATCATTAGCTGGCTCTTGGATGGAAAAGAAAGTAACAGAGCAAAAAGGCAAGTCTGCTGTTGCTATGGCTAAAGCTGAGGCTGAAGCTGAAGTGATGAAGGTTGCCGCTACCCATGAGGCTGGGTGGGAAAAGATAATGGCTAATTCATCTGACAATAGTTGGAAAGATGAAGCATGGACTGTTTTGTTTATTGTTATTATAGCGATGTGTTTCATCCCACCTTTACAGCCTTATGTAGAGCGTGGGTTTGATGCGCTCAATCGAACTCCTGAGTGGTTTCAATGGGCAATGTATGCTAGCATCGGTGCTTCATTCGGGATAAGAGGTTTAAAAGGTATTAAGAAATGAATATTGATAAGTTGAGGGAAGAAATTGAAGTTGATGAGGGATGCAAGTATGAAATCTATCTTGATCATCTCGGCTTGCCTACCTTTGGTATTGGGCATCTTGTTTTGGATATTGATCCTGAGTATGGAGAAGAGGTCGGAACACCTGTATCAGAGGATAGAGTGTCAGCTTGTTTTGATAGAGACGTACACACAGTGCTTTCCGAATGTGAAAGGTTGTACGAAGACTTTTCCAGCCTCCCTGAAGATGTGCAAAGAATTATTGCAAACATGATGTTTAACATGGGATATCCTAGGTTAAGCAAATTTAAAGGAATGAAGGCTGGTGTTGATGCTCGTGATTGGAACCAAGCTGCAGATGAAATGGTTGACTCTGTTTGGTATCGTCAGGTAACTAATAGAGCAGACAGATTAGTTGAAAGAATGAGGAGGATTTAATGTCACTAAAACTTCTTAAATTCAAGTCAGGAATAGTCAAAGACATAACTGAATATGCAGCATCTAAAAATGGTCCATTTTTCACAGATGGCAACTTAGTAAGATTCACAAATGGCTATGCTGAAAAAATAGGTGGCTGGGTTAAAGAATTATATTATGGCCTAGATGCAGCAGGGAACCCAGATACAGGTACAGCTGTTAAAATTCAAGGAACTCCCAAAGCTGTTTTAAGTTGGAGAGCTAACACTGATGGTTCAGACAGGATTGCACTAGGAACTTCAAGTCACCTTTACGTTTTTAAACAAAATGTTGCCTACGATGTAACACCTTTAAGAAAAACAACCTCAAACCTTACCAATCCTTTGGCTACAACAGACGGAAGCACAACTATAACATGCACAGATAACAGCCATGGTGCCCATCTTGGTGATTATGTTTTAATAGAATCTGCTGCGGCAACAGGTGGCGTAGCAGCAAATACACTAAACAGAAAAGAAGGCTATGAAATATCTGCAGTCACAACAAATACATTTACAATAACTGTCCCTGATGCCGCTACTAGCACTGTTGGTTCTGGAGGTGGGACAACAATTGATTTTTTGTACCTTATAGGCAACGCTGCAGGTTTGGGAGTTGCTAGCTCAATTCCTGGGCTTGGCTGGGGAGCAGGAACTTGGGGTGAATCAACTTGGGGAACAGCCAGAGACTCTTCAACAATTGGAATTGGGCCATCTTTAGATTCATCTCAGTGGAATCTTAATTTGTGGGGTGAAGATTTATTAGTCAATATCCGCAATGGTGCTGTATATTATTGGGAGCTTTCTGATGGTGAAACATCAAGAGCTGTTTTGGCATCAACTGAATCAGGCGCATCAAACATACCAACTGCTACAAGAGTCACCAACATATCTTTCCCAGACAGGCATTTTATAATCGGTGGTGCTAATCCACTTGGTAGCTCAGTCATGGATCCTATGCTTATAAGATTCTCAGATCAAGAAGACTTTGTTAACTTTACTCCAACATCAACTAACACAGCAGGTGATCAAAGGCTTGAGGTTGGAACAAAGATAATACAAATTTTGCCAACAAAAGATGAGACATTCATTCAAACAGATGAAGCAGCATATGCAATGACATTTGTTGGCCCACCTTTTACATTCTCATTTAGGTTGTTGGCTGTTAATTGTGGTGCTGTCGCAATTAATGGTTCAGCAAATGTTGATGGAAGTATATATTGGATTGGCAAAAGTAACTTTTTTGTTTATAATGGTTCTGTTGCAGAGTTGCCTTGCTCAGTTCAATATTATGTATTTGACAGATTGCAACAAGAGTTTATAGATAAAACGTACGCAGGTCACAACAAAAAATTTAATGAAGTAACTTGGTTTTACGTCAGCACAGACAATCCCGCTGGAACTAACAGTCCAGAGCCAGACAGTTATGTAACATTTAATTATGCAGATGGCTCTTGGACAATAGGTTCCCTCGATAGAAATGTTTGGAATGATTCAATGGGAAGCAGACTTGTTCCTTTTGCTTTTGACTCAACAGGAGAACTTTACAATCACGAAACGGGAACTTCTGATGATGGATCAGCGATGTCTTGTTTTATAGAAACGAGTGATTTGGAAATGTCTGAATCAGGCAACAGACTATTCTTAATTGATAAAGTTGTCCCAGATGCAAAGATGGGAGCTGACACAAGTCTTTTTGTTGAGCTTAAAACTCGAAAATATCCTCAAGGATCAGAAACAACCAAGGGTCCATTTACTATTACTCAAAATACAGCTAAGGTATCAACAAGAGCAAAAGGTCGTCAAGTCTCAGTTAAGTTCTCAAGCACAGGTCAAACCGATGATTGGCAACTTGGTGACTTCAGGATAAATACAATAGAAGACGGAACAAGATGATAAGATTGCCACAAGCACCAAGGAACATAGGAGCACCAGCACCAGTTGTTGACTTTTATAATAAGATGAATGAGATGATAACATTCGGACAGAACCTTGTAAAAAGTTTAGAAAATCAGCAGACTCAATCTGACTTTTCTAAAAATGCTGCTTTAAATCAGTCTGAAGATTCATCAGAAGCAAAAGGTTGGTTTATTGGCTAATAATTATAAAAATTCAAAAGTTGATTTAACAACAACAGACGTAACAGTTCTTTATACTGCGCCAGCAGCAACATCAGCAATTATTAAATCAATACTTGTTTCGGAAGACAGTGGCAATGCAGATACGATAACATTAACTTTGACTGACACTGCTCCTGCAGTTTTTAGCCTTTTCAAAGTAAAAGCAGTTGGCGCGAATGCAACTGTTGAATTATTAACTCAACCTCTGGTCGTTATGGAATCAGAGATATTAAAAGTGACAGCGGCAACAGCCAACAGGCTTCACGTCACAACAAGCTATTTGGAGGTAAGCTAATGGCTGAACTAGGTGGACTTACTGGGTTTCTTAATGAGGAAGAGGGGAAAGATTTTACATACAACCTTTTCCAGTCTGAAGCTCAGGATCCAGACGTAGGTTATAATCTTCAGGCTCTTTATGGAACAAAAGCTATGCCTGTTTTTGAATGGGTAAAGACAATACAAACTGGGGAAAGAACTTACAATCCTCAAGACGATTTTGATAATTCAATGCTTGATCAGCTAAATCAACTTGAAAGCGAATCACAAGATGGAAAAATTCCAGGAGTCCCGACAACAGCTGAAATTGTTGCTGGTGTCGCCGCTCCTGTTGTTCAGGCTGTAGGCCAAAATGTCATTAAGGGTGTAGGTGATGCATATCTTGGTGGTGGTGTTGATGCAGCTCTTGAAGGTGCTGCTAATACTTTCAGCCTCAGTGCACTGCCGGAAAGTCAAGTCACAAAGCTGGCATCAAATTCATCAAAACTTCTTGAATCAGGAGCACTGAAATCAGGCAAATTGTTTGCTCCTGAGTTAGCAGGAGGAAGAACACTTGCTGAATCAACAGGGAACTTAGATGCTTGGACTGCACTTAATGATGCTGGTGCTCTTTCTCCAACAGGAATATATGACTCAAACACCTTAACTGCTTCAGGATTCTCAGGATCAACAATTGATTCAGCTCAAGCAGTATCAGCTGGAAAAAATGCAGCTGCTTCTTCAGCAATAGCTACGGCTGTTGAGCCGACTACATATTTCGGAGGCGTTCAACAAAGGCTAGGGATGGAAGGCTTAAAGTCTGCTGGGATGAATGGCCTTGTTAGTTTTGGGATAAACTTAGCGTCTGGGATGAAACCCAAAGAGGCTGTAAAGTCTGCAGGAGCTTCAGCTATCGGTGCTTACATCGGTCAGGCACTTATACCCATCCCAGTTGTAGGTGGTATTATAGGAAGCGCTGTAGGGAGCATAATTGGTGGTCGTGTAATATGTAACGAACTTCAGCGCCAAGGCGTTATGACTCGCAAGCAGGTGGTTCTTGATTATAGGTTCACCAGAGACTATTTAACAACTCAGCACGTTAATGGATATCACATTTGGGCAGTCTGGATGGTACGTCAAATGCGCAAAGGAAACTTTGTTAATTTTTGGAAACATGTTGCTGGTCACCGCGCTAATGAGATTGCCTATATTTATGGTGAGCGAGACAACCCAGATTATCTGGGGAAGGTTTACAGAAAGATTCTTGAACCAACATGTTGGTTAATTGGTCGCTTCTGTAAAAAAACAAACTGGTCAATTTTATATAAACCGAAGGAGATTTAAATGGCTGAAGAAATGAACATGGAAGGTGCCAACATGGATCCGTTGTCAGCAATGGACCCAGAAGCTCGTCAGATGATGATGCAGGCTGATGAAGATATTGCTGCAGTTCTTTTGGCTCGTCTTGCTAATATGTCACCAGAAGAACTTCAAAGTCTTGATTCAGCAATAACGCCAGCTGTTGCGTCTGTTCTTATGAAGTTGCTCCCAGAGCTAGGTCAAATTATTGACGCTGTAACCTCTGAAGGTGAAATGCCAGAGCAAGGTGAAATGCAAATGGGTGCATTAGGTGGAATGTAGGAGGGCTAATTTATTTGATGTTTCAGCAATAACAGCTATGCTAATTGAAATGCATAATGGTGCTGAAATTAAATTAACAAGTGTCAATACTGAAAAACTTGTTAATAAAATAAATGAAGCTCTCCATCAAGGAGTTATTTTGATAGCACAAAAAGATGATAAGGTAGTAGGATCAATAGGAGGGTTGATTGTTTCAGACTGGTGGTCTGATGAAAAACATCTTTCAGACCTTTGGTTCTATGTTTCTCCTTCTTGCAGAAAGTCCAAAGCTGCATTGCTTTTATCAAAAGGGTTTATTAAAATAGCAAAAGAAGCTAAACTACCAGTAAGACTAGGCCACGTCTTTTCAGGAGATGTAGATCGCAAAGATAAATTTTTTGAGCGTCTGGGCATGAATAAAGCTGGTTCTTTGTATGTGGAGAATTAAATGGGTGGTATTTGCACAACTGATGTAGAGGCTTTGCCAGATGCTAAGAATGTTCTTTCAGGAACTCAGATACCTGAGTGGGTATCTGCCGCTGGTCGTCAACTTTATGAACAAGCCGCAGAAATGGCATCAAGTGAGTTCCCAGCTTACACAGGCCAAAGGATTGCAACTTTTGGCGATGCATTGGATGCTGATGGGAACAAAATACAAATAGGAACCAATGATGATGGAACTCCTATATTCCAGCAATCAAAACTTACTCAAGAAGAGTTGCAGGCAGCAGACCTCCTATCTGGGGGCGCAGAAACATATCAGCCATACTTAGATGATGCAAAGGCGATGACTGATACTTTAGGCCAAGGATTCTCATCCACATCCAGAGAAGACCTTGTTGGCCCTAGTTTTAGTCTTGATTCAGCACAGCCTTATTTAGATATTTATCAAGGCGCTCAAGATGCCGCAGTTAGAGAGATTCAAGATCAGACCCAAAGGGGCTTAATAAGTGATGCTGCTGAAGCTGCTAGGATGGGTGCATTTGGAGGATCCAGACTTGGTTTAAGAGAAGCTGAAACAGTAACTGGAGGAGCAAGAGCCGCAGGTGATCTAAGAGCAAGAGCTGCAGCTGAAGGTTTACAGTTTGCTGGTCAGCGTTTTGATACTGATAGGGAAGCTCGTTTTGCTGCTGAAGATAGGTCTTTGGCTGCATATGAAACTGATGAAGCTGCAAGGTTAAGAGCATCTCAAGAGCTAAGGAGCTTTGCACCTCTTGTTCAAGGATTAAATGAGCAAGCTGCTGCAGGCCTATTAACAACTGGGGAGGCCAAAAGGAACCTTGACCAGATGGCTCTTGACTTAGCCTATGGAGATTATGTTGAGCAACGTGAATATCCATTCCAAATGCTTAACTTTGCTCAAGGTGCTCTTCAAGGAACTCCGTACGAAACTCGCACAATTGGTCTTGAGCAAGGGAGCCAATACATTCAGTCACCAAGCATATATGGCCAGACAATTGGAGGCCTTGGCTCTTTGGCTAGTGCTTATTATTTGGGGAACAGATAAATGGCTCACATGAAAAATTCATTGGGCTATCCCATAGAGCACAATCAAATTGGCAGTGTTGATGAAATGAATGCATCTTCAGCTGAAAGCCTTAATGCTGGCGTTTCAAATACAGACATGTCTACGATTAATGCTGGCGTATTAAATACCCTCCCAGCATATCAGCAAGCATTGGCCATTGCAGATCAAGTCTATCAAGAGCGTGAACCAATCAGCCCAGCTATGCTTAGCTTCTTGTTCTTCTCAAAGATGGCAGAAGAATCAAGCAAGCCAGGAGCCACAGCTCTGGGTGCCGCAGGAACTGCCGCTGCAACTCCAGCCGCATACTTAATGAAAGAGCGTGAGCTTGATGCCGCAGATAAGAAAGCCAAGGCAACAATGGCCGCAACTCTTACTACTAGCCTGACAAAAGCTCCACCAAAGACAACGCTGTATGTTGATCCAAGTGACACAAATAAAACCATACGTTTATCAGAGCTTGAAGTGTCTCAAAGACCAGATAGGGATAGCCTTATTCCTTACAAATCTCCAACAGCAGCAACAATGAAGTCTGTTGGCACAGGAACTTTAGCTCAATATATGAGTCTTGAAGATGCAGAAGCATTCGTAATACAACAAGGAATGAAAAGAGATCACCCTAATTTTGAGGCTAATGTTAATAAATTCACAACAGAAAATCAAAATTTAATTGGTGAAAATATCCTTTCTGGGGGTTTGTTTAGCGAAGCTGTTCCTCTTGTTCAAAATGGAGAGGTAATAAACTTGCAGATAACGCCATCAAAAGCTGCTGCAAAACCTCAATGGACACTTTACACAGAAAAAAGATTGCCACTTATTGCAAAATCTCAAGATGGATTTAATACAAAAGCAACATCAACAATACCTCGTGTTAATCAGGCACTAGATGTTCTACTTGCTGGAGAGGTTGAAACTGGTGCTGTTGAAGAATTCACTTTGCCATTCAGGAAGTTTTTGGTTGGCCTATATGGAACAGTAGATCCTTCAATTATCGGTCAGGAAAGTTTACAGTCTATATCTAATATAATTGCTACACAGATGAGACCTGCTGGGTCGGGTTCAACATCTGACATGGAATTTAAAGCGTATCAAAGAGCTGGCTTAGATTTAGGAAACACACCTCAAGCAAACTATATTTCTTTGTATGCATTTAAGAAAATGACAGAAAATTCTATTGCTCTTAATAACGCCGAGTTTGATCTTCTGACAGGTGATCAAATTAGAAATGGT